GAGAATGAATTAATTTGCTCAGGATTTAATCCTTTGTTAGCAAGTTCAGTTTGAAGTTTAGACATACCAACTTCTTTTTTAACTTCACTTACTTGGCTTTGAACACGTTTTTCAACTTCAGCATCTTGTAACTGTTGTCGATATTTAAACGACACAGACGATGGGTCATTAAAGGCTTCCCAAGGGTCAAACTCATCCTTAGATAATTCAATTTTTTCAGTTTGTGCAGTTGGTTGACCACCCTGAACCATACCACTAATGGCATTTACTATATCAGGTCTTGATTCCAACATTTGACCAATCTGTTCATATTGTTTTAACTTTTGGTTTTCAGCATGTAGTTTATCTTTTTCTGATTGAAAATACTTAGCTTGAGATTCCCAATCATTATTAGATTCTTGCTGTTGAGTTGCTTCATCTTGCCCTACATTATCAGTAACTTGACCTTCTTCAAGATTGTTATTTTCTAATGCGTTATCCATTTTATTCTCCTTTTTTCTGCAATCTCTCTTGCTTTTCTTGAGCTTGGCTACGTACACGTAACTTCTCTGCTTCGAGTTTAACTGCATTTTCTAGTTTACCAACTGCTATAGTATTAGCAGATTTGGTTTTTGACTCTTGTGATTTCAACTCAGTTTTGAATTTCTCTACTTCACTACGTTTCCTTGCTGAGATTGACTCTCTGTGAGCTGTTTGTAAATCACCTTGTAAATTTTTAACTGCTTGTTGTGCTTGTTGTAATTGACCTTGCAATTGAGCCACAACATCCATTCTTTTAAGAACACCCTCTTTATCAAAAATATCTGTTTTCATTAAAGCTTCTGTTCTATCAATAAGTCCAGCTTGATATGCTTCCATGTATATTGACCATTCACCCCATTTATTTGATGGCATTGTAGAATTACCAATAACATTAATATCATATTGACCAATGCTTAAATCATTAATCATTTCATTTATGGCTTGTGATTTATCATTATAAACATTTACCATATATTCGCTCATATCATTATTAGGTTGAACTACTCTAAATACTTTTTTATACGTATAATGTTCCTTAGCTAAATTATATATTACTTGTCCAAGCCTTCTAAGTGAACCCTCAATATCTCTTAATTTAGATTTACTACGTCTTTGACCAAAATCTTCTAACATCATTGTAGCTGAAGATGTATTTGGTGCAACAGCACTATTACCTTGCATCATTTCAAATATACCCATATTTAAATCAATATACTTCTCAATCAAAGAAGGTAATTGCATAACTGAGTTTGACAAAGGTTGTGGTGATGGAAAATGAGGAGCGCCAAAAGATGGGTCATATTCGATTGTTGCATTTGGATTAGCCCAACTTCTTTCTAATTCTTCAATATCATCAACACTTCCTTGTGGTATAAGTAACTTCAATCCAGATGATGCTTGCGCATGAGATGTAATTAAAGACATTGTTTTATTTAAAAATCTTTGAAAATCTTTATTTTTTCTAACATCACTCATTGGATATGGTGTATTAGTCCAAATGTTTGGTACAGGCACAATAGGATATTTATCAGTGTTTAATATATATTCATATAAAACTATTTGACCTAATGTACATGTAAGTTTAATTCTTGTTTGCTGTACTTCTACAACATCAATTAATCCATTTTCTAAAGCTTTAGCAATTTTATCATCAGCTAAAAACTTTTCCATATTTTTTGTATCTAATATTCTTTCTTCACCAGATTGAACATCCATAATTCTATAGTAAGGAACTTTAACTTTAGAAAAATATTCTATTAATTGATATTTTTGTGAGCCTTCACCTGTATCTTTATCTTTGACATAGTCAGGTGTAAATGTACCTACTGTTCTTTTATTAAGTGGTGATGGATAAGTATCATCTTCATAATATGATTCAACAAGGTCAATTAAAAGCTTACCATCTTCTTGTTCTTCTGATAATTGTGGATATAAATCTAATAATTGAAATTTTGTAAATATTGTAGATAACATCATTCCTGTAGAATCATCAAAATACTTACTTCGAGCATTTGGGTCAACTACAACTCTAAATGGGTCAACATATGTAAATTTAACTTCACCTCTACCATAATCAGCTTCCCTGTCAACATATGCATAAAAATAACCAAGCCCTGTAACAGAATAATCATGTATAGTTTGTTTAAATACTTCATTACCATCTGATATATTCCATATATAATCCATAACAGTTCTCCAGACAGCTGCTAAATCACTATCAGAATCTTCTCTTGGCATTGCAGAAAACTTTGGTGGTTTAGATGTTATAATAGCTTTAAACTGTTCAATAGCTGAATATATCCTATCTAATGGTATATTTGATTGATTTCTTTCAGCTAGAGCATCAGCCTCATCTTCAGTAAAGTGATTACCTAAATAAAAGTCAATATCTTCGCGAGCATGGTCTTCCCACTCTTTACGAGCATCTGACCATCTATCCCAAAGTTCTTTAACGTAAGTTGCTTTTTTATCGGATTTAATCATGTTGCGTAATATATAACATATTTATTATAATAATCAACCCCTTGCCCCTGTAATCCAATTATAGGTTTTTTTTGGTTTTTCCCACTCTTCTTTATTGTTTTTAACTTTTTTTACTTTACTTGCTGATTTATTACCTTTTGCATATTGTGTTGATAACCAAAAAGCATCAATAGTATCATCATGAGTTCCTTTTGGGAAATCTAATAATTCACCAATAAATTCATGCATATCTTTCTTAAGATGAACAGCTCCTGCTTTAAACATTGGCTGTAAACCTTCAAATAGCCTGTCTTTCTTTTTTTGATTACCATAATTTTTTATACCTTGTTCTATACCAGGAAGAAATTTTCCTTCTTTTTTACTTCTTTTGTGTATATAATCTCTTAACATTTCTTGATATGATATAGTTTCAATGTTTATTCTTTTAATTGGCCTATATCGTTCAGCAATTTTAAATATTTCATCTGCACAGTCCATAGGTAATACTCTTTGTCTCCAATATTCAATAATATAGTAATCATACTCAGCAGTAACACCAATAACCATAATAACACTATAATCATTACGTCTACTAAGAGTTGAAGCAGGGTCAACGCCTATATAAATATTTACATACTCAATTGTACCATCTTCAAGCTTTATATACCAAGAATCTCTTTTATTATTAAATTTAATACTACCACTATATAAATTCTCAACTATATCGTTTTCACTAAAGATTTGGTCTTCAGGTGATTTAGCTTGATTCATATATTCTTGATAAAATTTAGATGGTGTACCAGAATCTATATAAAATTGCTTTCTTTCTTCTAATTTTTTTAAAGGCCATCTTGAAGGCCATAATGGACTACCATCATCAAGTATTGCTTTATATGTAATTAAATCCCAAGAGTATTCAGCACCATTGTTCATTGCTTCTTTATAATTTCTAACAAGTCCGTTTAAAAATGAATCATAATGTACAATAGTTCCATTACACCATAAAAATCCACCTTTATCAAAATCAATAGCTGGATATACAGCAGCTGTAACCCAATTCTTTATTTGTTGTCTAGCTTCAGGAGTTTTTGTATTTAACTCAGATTCAAAGTCATCAAGTATAATTCCAGTATATCTTGTAGATAATTGCTTTTTACCACGCAGTCTTTGCGCTGCTCCCTTTGCAATCATCCTACAATTATTTGTTAATGTTATTTCGTTCTTAGTCCACTTATCACCTTGTAAGTCACCGAAATAATAATGTATTGCAGGATTTGAGTATATGTGATTAGAAATCCAATTAAGGTTATCAATAGCTTGGTCTTGTGCCTCGCCAACCCAAGCGATAAATTCTGGGCTTTCTTTATTCGCAAATAAGAACCGATGTAAAACCGCAGTTGCAGCTAAGGTTGACTTTGCGTGGTCACGAGGCAATACAAGCGCCAATTGTTGATTATCTCTATCTAAAAGTTTTTTACCGACAGTATTGTGGAAATCAGGAGTTGCGGATGCTAAATAATCTTGTGGTGAAAAGAGTTTACCAAATACAATAAGGTCATTGTAAGCCATTTCAAGAACTTTTTCATTGTTTGATACATTACCGTTAAGATTTAAATTTGCCATATATTAGCAGTTCCACTTTTTCAACGACAAAGACAATCTATCTTTACCAGTATTATTACTGGGCTTTTGTCTTTTTCTCATACCTTTCATTCTTGCGCAAAATGATTTTCTTCTTTTTGCAGCTTTACTACCTTTTTTTAATTTTGAGGGTTTTGTTGTTACAGCGGTTTGTAATTTAGAGCCAGGGTTAGCTCTTCTATATGATTCAACACCTTTTTTATTTAAACCGCCACTTGGGTCTTTTCCTTCTTTACGTTGCCATGCAGGAGTTTTACCTCCTTCTTTAAATTTTGCTCTACTTCTTGCGTCCTTTACAGGTATCTCCGATGCCCACTTATCCATAATTCATCTCTCTTTCAACTATTCACCTAGTAATTGTAATAAAATTTCATTAGTATTTTCAGGTTCAGCTCTTAAAAACATTTCTTCATCAGCAGGATAGCCTTGACCTGTATTTTTTAAATATTTAAGTTGTGCCTGTGGACTCATTGTTTTTATTATCATTTCCATATCTTTATCATGTTGCTCTTTTGTTCCCATATTGGGGTCAGGCCTTAACATTTTTGCAATTTTACTATCTAAACCTGTTTTTTTAGTTGATGTATTTGCAAGTAATCCAATATATGGCCCAGCAAACATTGTAAATGCTTTCATAGCATCATCTATTTCTTTTTTATATTCTTTTTCTCTAATTTTTGCTTTTTCAGCATTTCTAGATTTCAACCTATAAGGTTTTATTTTTTCTGTACCATACATTTCTTTTATAAAATTTTTAACCTCTTCAGGTTTCACAATATCTGTTTTTGCTTTTTTTAAATTAGTAATGCTTTTTAAATTTTTAGATTTAATTATATCTATAATATTTTTAAGACCTTTACCTCCGCCTCCAATAGAACCCATTATTGCTGATTGTATAACTTCTTGTATTTCAGGGTTAAGTTCGTTGTTTAAAATTAATTTATCAATATTTTCATGTGCTTTAGGATTTTCAGCTTTTTTTCTATTTAAATCAAATTCATTTCCACCTGTTAACATTTCCATCAAACTTGCCATTATTTTTCCTTTCTAAGTTCAAAATGAGGAAAATCATCAAATTTATTATCATCCACCTCAAAGTTCATATTCCAATCACCACCCCAACGTAGTTTAATGCCCATAGATTGAGCAATACCAATCACGAAGCCTGCAAACAAATGAAAGCGTTCCCTATCATCCCAATCAACAGGATAAGGCACAACATCCACAGCCCTGCTTGGATTAGAATTATGACGGCCATTTGGGAACTTAACCTTAGTTTTTCCCTCATCGAAAAGCTTATTTTGCCTTTCAGCGCTTCTATGGCCTTCCAAAACAGAACAATCAACATATTTGATAACTTCGTTAAATATTTTTTGTAGTTTATCATCACAAGTGCTTAACCTTTCTTTACTTCTTTTTCCAAATCTAGGCATCATTACTCCATAAATCAAAATTTGAGTTATCAGCCACAAATGAAGAAGGGTATAGAGTGTGAGTAACATAACAAGAGGATAGAGAGGTCATACGACTTTCTCCACCTGTGGCCAAATCTTTATAAATTATTTCCATTATTTTTTTCTTCTACCGAAAAATCCTTTTTTTTTAAGAGGTTTTTTTACTTCTTTTAATTTAGCATAATCAGCTCTTGATAAAGAATCAGCTGGAGTAGTATTACTTTTGTAACGTGCCTTTGATTTTGCTCCAAATTCACTTGTCTGAGGTCGACTAGAAGAAAACTCACCTTTATATAATCGTGAATCACCTTTATTGCCTTTAGCTACTTGATAAACAACTGTAGTTTTTTTCCCTTTTGTTTCTTTATGAATGAATTTTGTTTGTTTTCTTTCTCTTGCATCTTTTACTTCCATTACATCTCCATTTTTCCTTATTAAGTGTTTCCTTGTATTGAATCTTCGCCGTAAATATACATAATATTATCATTATTATCAAACTCTGAGTTGCATTTAGGACACATCCAGCCAATTACGTCATGATTTGTGCTATTTGTATCGAATAATCCAACTCTTTTAGAATAATGTTCGTTATAATACAATTCTTTGTC